ATCAATAGGCGTGTATCTACACTCGTCTGTAATTAATAAAGTTATTGTTTCTCCATTATAAATTACTTCTATATATTCATCTGTTAAAGCTTCGCTAACATCTATCCATACATTTTTTACTATTGATTTACTATCAACCTCACTTGTTAAATCCTGAACAAAATCTATATTCAAATCAGGATAAGATTTTACTGTTACTAACATACGTTTTGAATTTCTATTTGTCCTAAGCTATTAATAGTTACATTGTAAGAGGTGTCTAAAACTATTTTATAATAATATCCTAAACCATCAAACACTTCAAGGCTATTTGTATAAATTATATCCCCATCTGTTAAAGTTCCTGCATTTTGAGTTTCAATTAACATTGAAATACTTGCTGACCTTGAACAAACTCCACTATTAGCTACTGTACCCAATGACCTGTAAGCAACTTCTGTATCTCCTATTGCGTGGCTTACATTTAAAGTTACAGTAGCTGTATCTTGCGCTGTTGTGCTATCTTCTATCGTATATGTAAATGTTTCGCTAACATCATAAATACCATTAGGTGTAAATTCTATTTGATTAGAAACAATAGCAAGCGTACCACAAGTCAATAGTGAATCATCAAAAGAAATTATAGTTGTTGGTTCTGTTCCTAAAGCATCATTATTTAAAACGTCTAACAAAATAACATCAGCATCATTAACAGAAAATGTTTCGTCTTGAGCCACTGGAGTTGATGGCACTGCTGTAATATTTACAGTTACAGTTGTAGTAGAAGTTGAACTACTTGCATCCTGAATTGTATATGTAAATGTTTGAGGCGTTGCTAATGCACCAGCTCCTTTGGTAAATTTTATCTTATTATCTTCTATTGTGAAAGCACCTACACTTGTAGCAATAGAACTGCTAACAGAAATTATGTTAGTAGGTTCAAATCCTAAATTATCATTTGCTAGAACATCTAAAAGAGTATCTTGAAAAAATATATCATAAGTTTCTGTCAAAGCTTCAATTGTACTTTCTGTTTCATCAACTAAAACAGGAACATTAAAAAATCCTGCTCTGTTTACTTTGTAATCCATAATTGGAACTAATATCTTATTAGTTGGTGGTTGTGCATTTTTACCACTTAACCCATAGTTATATCCTTGAAGAATTAATTCTGTGTTAATATTACTTGCTGTTGTAGCATCAGAAGGATTTGAAGTTTCATAAAAAGTTTCCCATTTTACCCAAACTTGATTTTCTACATCTAAAACTTCAGTTGTTGTTCCACTAACTGCTTTAAAATCTATAAAATCATTTATTAAACGTGAAATATTAATTTCATCTGTACCTGTTGAGCTTGTAGGATTTGTTTTTGTAACTTCATAAGAAGCTAATGCAGGTGGACTAAATTTTAATCCATTCCAAACATATACTTTAAGAGTATAAGATAAGCAAGTTAACCCTGTTAAAGGACTTACAAAAGGTATTGAAATATAATAAGGCGTTAAGCTTTTTATCATTTTGTACTATAATTTAATAAATTTTCCATATCTAAAGCAAATGCTTCTACTAATTCATCTGGTAACTTTTCAAAAGCTAATTCAAAAGGTCTTGTAAAAAAGTTTGTTGTTTTTAATCCTTTATTGTAAATAGAATTACGAATCAAATAAGCTGTACTATCATAACTCATAAACTTACCGCTTTTTCTGTCTTTGAATTGTATTCGTTTACGCTTAACCCATCCATCAATACCGTTCGTTAAACCACCTTTTTTACCGCTACCCGTTCCAAATCTAAATTGACTGTTTGGTGCACGACTACTGCTTGTTTTACCTTTTACTCCTTTGTCAACAAACTGACCATAATCAGTCATTTTAAAATACAAACTAAAACTATTCCTACCTACCTCTAAATCATACCCGATTGAATCGTATAAGTCGCCTTTATCTTTTTTATCCTTTTTAGTTAAGTTTGTTTTAGATTGCTGTACTACATACTTACCGAACTTATCTAAATATAATTTAGTTTCCATCACATAAACTTATTGTAGTGTTTGGCATTTCAACATCAAAAGTAAGCACCCAACCATCAAGCAAATTTTTACCTTCTAAAGTTCCAATTTCTAAACTTGGGTTTTCACTTGCTGTAATATTTCTTTGTTCAAAATCTCTATACATTTTTAACCAAACACGATTTAAACACGCTAAAGTTTCATTGTGATTATCAACTTCGTTATCTTGCTCCCAAAACTTATCGTTAACTATTTCTTTGTTTATATCTCTAATGTCTAAACACGATAACTCAACATTAAAGTTAACAGTCTGACCATTTGTAAACGAACCGCTTAAAATAGAAATATTAAACAAAGGAAATATATTCTCTTTGTTTAAATCTATTTCGCCTTTAGTAATTGTATTGATATAACTATCTTGCTCAACTAAAGATTTAATATAATATAATAGTTCGCTATAATGATTCATTTTATAATTGTGTTACGTTTGAATTCAAACCTTTTTGTATTTCGTATTTTAATTTTTTCTTATCGATGCTGTGTGCTAAATGAGTGTGAAAAGTATGTACGTCTAAATTTAAAATGTAATCGTACTTCCAAATTTTTCCTTTTGCCATTTCGTCTATCGTAGCATACCACCCCCACTTATCAAAGTAGTCTAAAGCTTTACTGCCTTCTTTTGTTCCGCCACTATAAATCTCTGGATATGCTGTTCTAATTCGTTCGCTAAATTCGAAAAAAAAACAAGAGAACTATTTACAATAGATAACGGCATTGACTTCATTACGTTTGCATACTCTTCAGTTCCTTTATATTCCGCTATTTTATATCCTGTTAAATCTTCTTTTATAATCGGTCTAAATAAAACAGCCATTAACTTATGTAAGTTTTCAACTTCACCTTGATAAGAAGTCATATCTACATATTCTTTTGCACTTACCTTATCATTTTCAAAGTTTGGTATCATACCCATTTTAATACCATACATTGAAAACGTAGGAGTAAAAGCAACTGTTTGATTAAGTGCTAAATCAATAGCTTCTGAAATGCTTTTCAAATCTTCAATTGATATTTTATCCACTTCTTGAAACGGAACACCGCAAAAGATTTCAATTTTTCTTTTGTCAAATCCATAAGCATCTATATCTGTACGCTCTTGTAATTTAACGTACTTTTGATATTGACCAAGTGTTATATCGTTTATCGATTCAGGAATTAATACTTTCATACTATTAAACTAATTTTTGTTTGTTTTGTTACTTACCTAATATCAGGTTTTACACTATTCATTAAATGTCTTTCGATACCATAGCAAGTTAAATCTATATGCTCATCGTGTTTGGAATTTGGAAATGTTCCGACTTGATTTAAAAACGCTTCATTCCAATTACCTTTTACAAGGATAACACGCCCACCCTCGATATAAGGAGAGCAAGCACGTGCATTTTCTATCTTTGAACTATTTACAAATGGACTTTTAATTTCAGTAATATTAATTCCTGTTTGTTGGCGTATCATTTGTACAATAGTTTTACCACTTGCCTTAGGTTCTACTAATGAAAGAAATATATTCAATCCACTTGATGCAATATAATTTGGTAAGAACTTCATTAACTCAGGCATTTCCAAATACTTATCTATACTTGAATAAATAACATAATCATTACCCCACTTTGCGCCTATTTGAAAACCGCTCGGGTCGTTTGCTGTGTCTTTTGTATATGCCCCATCTATAAATAATTCCCATCGTAAACTACTTAAAGGCACTTCTGATTTATCGACTATTCTAAACCATTCTTTTCTCCATTCTCCACCCTCATCAGGCGCGGGAGTTTGCATATATTGTCCTGCAAAAGTGTATCGGCTACCTTGACGTATAGCCTCAAGCTCTTCAAATGTATGCTTATCTTCCCATAATGGATTATTGTTTTCATCTAAAGCAGGCAAACATAAATGTTCCCATTCTTCACCGCTTCCGCCATTCAATAAATACCCGCTTAAATCGTCCTCGTGAAGTCTTTGCATAATAACAATTATAGGTGTATCTCTGTCATTTACACGCGAGCGTATTGTGTTGTTATATCTTTCGTTTACCGCTTTACGTTTAACCTCGCTAAACGCATCGTCAGGCTTTAAAGGGTCATCAATTATAATTGCACCGCTAAAAGTTTTACTATCGGATACGCCTGCTCCAAAACCAGTAATTGCACCACCTGAAGCAGTAGCATAAACACCGCCACCATATTCGTTAAACCATTTCTTTTTTCCTTGTGCATCTTTCTTTAGTTTCATTTCCCAAAACTTTTGGAACGCTTCACTTTCGATATATTCCTTTGCTTGACTTGAATTATCAAGTGCTAAGTCATCGGAATAAGATAAGTGTATAAATTTTGACGCTGGGTTTATTGCAAGTCCATAAGCTATAAAAGATTTAACTGCTAATTCTGTTTTACCATAACGAGGCGGAATGTTTATAATAAGTCTTTTTG